ACGGCATATTAATAGTAAATCGAAAGAAACAACGATGAATACAGTTATATTCGATTTTTTACTAGGTTTTGCAATTGGTTTTGTATTGTCTTTTGCCGCACTCACTGCAATACCGCGCCAATTCATCAACGCCAACGTCGTGGAGCGTACGAGCCGGTGCAAGTCGTCGGGCCATGGCCTCGTGTCGTACTCGCCGACCACTTCGATGCCCCACATCTGCGCGTTGCCAATCAGTGAAGAACAATGAATCCCGGCAACGTTCAATGGGCACATTTGCCAAATACCGTCAAGCTCCGGATTGCGTCCGCCAATGACGAGGAACAAATGCGGACCGCCTCGCCATCCCATTGCCTCATACCGTGAACTCATGGCGTTCATCGTGATGGCGCCGTTCCATTGACCGGGCAACGGTCGCCATGTGTGATGCAAGACAACGCCACGCGCCCACGGTGCCGTAGCAATGGGGTCGTGGCGATGTAGATGCGTGTCAAAGTCTTGCACCGTTGCCCAGTGCCGCAGATCGTACGCATACGTCATGAGCGCGGCCCCTGCCATCGTGAGATTTTGTTCATGAACGTTGTGCCGTTCTTGCGGTTGACGATGAAGTACAACTCATTACCAATGACGGTGATGTTGCCGTGCGCATCGTTGTAGAACTGAATCAATTCCCACGGCACAGTGATTGACTTGCGGTACCACAGATGTATACCGAATTGCTTGTCCGGTACGCCGAAGCCACTCATCGATGTGGCGAACCATTGCCCCGCTTTGTCTACCTGTACGAAGGTCTGCGTAGCCGTGTATGTTCCGCCGGGTATGCCAAGTTCCGTGGGGTTTGGAATCGGTGCAATCGTCGTCATGCTTCGTTCTCCTCGTGTGATTCCATTGTCGCGGTGTTGTCAAGTGAACACGACCACCACGCCAGACGCCGCCGGGCAATGTCGACGTATTCCGGGGTGATGTCGATGCCGATGAACTGCATCCCCTCGACCATCGCCGCGCACCCCGTTGACCCGGAGCCCATGAACGGGTCAAGGACGACGGCACCACGCGGTGCGACGAGGCGAATCATGTACCGCATCAAGGCGATGGGCTTTACGGTCGGGTGATGGTTTGCGCGTTGTTGTCTGTGATACGTGTAATCCTCTGATGTATGCGGTCGTCCATCTTGTATGTTTCCATATTGACTTTCGCGGTCACGCACCTCCACCCCGTCGAGCCCCGCTTCGCGCTCCGACCGCGACGCCTTCGCCGTGTAGAAAAATCGAGACGCGCCGCCGACCCCGCTCTGCTCATCCAGCGCCGCCGCTGCCTCCTCGTCGAGGATGACGTTGGCTGGCCAGCGACCGGTGATGTGTTCGATAGGATTGACGTTGATTATTCCTGGCAATCCGTTTTTGTACGGTCGATCTCCGTGCTCTAAATGAGCCGCAGACAAAGACGACATACCGTAACCGCCACCCTTGGTCATTACATCCGTCCCAATCCTCGTCCCATCGATGTTGAGCCCACCGGTACCCCATTGCGCCACGTTGTCCGCCACCGTTCCCCGCAGTGGCTTGCGTGCCAATATCGCCGGTTCATACGCAGGCTTCAGCGCAGTGCCCCAACCGTGCCATTGCTTGGCGAGGTCGGTGATTGGATTATTTGACGCTACTTCGTGATAGCCTGCTATTCGCGATTGTTCAATCCAAGGTCGTGTATCGCTGTTTGCCGCCATGGTTCCACTAGTTTCGGGTCGTGCTTTGTGTCTGATTTTGTCCCGCTCCGCCCCCGCCTGTTTATCCATCGCCTTCGATACGTCGAGCGACTTCGGGAACCCGCTGCCGTACAACCACATCAGACAGTCGCGCACCTCGAAGCCGGCGTCCTCGATAGCCACCGCCAATCGATGATACGTCCGAGTACCACCGAAGGCGATGAGGTGACCACCCGGTTTCAACACGCGCAACGCCTCGACCCAAAAGTCGACACCGGGGACGCCATGGTCCCAGCCCTTGCCCATGAATGACAGCCCGTACGGAGGGTCGCACACGATGGCGTCGACGGACTCCGCCGGGAGCGTCGCCATCACGTCGCGACAGTCGCCGGTATGCAGTGTGTACGTCATTGCGTCACCCTGGCGAGCGTCACGCCGGCCTGACCCTGGTACTTGCCGCGCTTGTCGGCATACGTTATCGCGGGACGTTCACCGCGAAAGAACATCACTTGTGCAATGCCTTGATTGGCGTGCACCGTGATGTGGTGTGTTGTGGCGTTGTGCAGTTCGATGGTCAACTCTCCGCGCCATCCCGGCTCCATCGGTGTGCAATTGACGACGAGCCCACACCGTGCGTACGTTGATTTCCCCACGACGATACCCAGCACGTCTTCGGGTATGTCGAAGGTCTCGACGGAGCGACATAGCACGAAACCGCCGGGACCAATCCGCGTGTAGTCTTGGCGCTCGTATTGTTTCATCACATCGTCAATCCGCAGCGGGTCAACGTTGCAGTACGCAGGATAACGCACCCACTCATCTGCAACACGCATGTCGTAGCCAAACGACGTCACCCCGTACGAGATGACGCCGGGCCGTGCGACCCCTTCGGCAAACGGTGTGATCATCCCCGCTTCGGCCAGTCGTGTTATCTCGCGGTCATTGAGAATCATTCGAAGGCCTCCCATGCTTTGCCGTAGTGCTTCGCGCAAATCGTGTTCACCGCTTCGGCGTATGCTCTGATGTGACTTTGTGATGTGGAGTGTGAGCGCAGGATCACGAAGTGCTTCAGCGCCTGCTGTGATGCGGTCCAATAGAATCGCGTGTACACCGCCAACGGCAAAACCATGCGCGCCTCTTCGCGAGAGACGCCGCGTTCAATCAGTTCATCGTAGCGGTGCATTGCGTGCCGTATTGCGCTTCGCACGTCTTCGGCGTCTTCGTCGTACATCGCTTCGCCGCTTCCTTGTTTGCTGCTGATGCTCTGCTCGTGCACAACCTCAGGCATATACGCATGCACCGCTTCGCTGTAGCGCTGGGACACTTCGTTCCACCCCGTATCGACGAAGGCATACGCAGAGCCCACGACGTGCTTGTACCATTGGCGAGCGACGAACTCCGGAGCGCTGACCATGATGGTAATCGGTGAATGACGGAATGGTGACCAGTGGCCATCCTTTGCCAATCGTCGCACCAACTTTGCATCCTTTTCCGGATCGTGCGTGCCGTCTTTGTCGTAACTCACTCGGGCCGCGTCGGTTATCTTCGTCACCGGGTCGACGGTCATCCAATCGACCAACTCTACAAAGCCGTGCTGCCCATCAACGTCAATACGCTTCATCTCTTCGCCTTTCCTTGGTTTCATCTGGTCTACCATTGCGTGCGCTCGAAGTTGCTCTCTCATCCCTTCGCCTTTCAATATCGAACAAAGCCAACCAAGTACACGAACAAAATAAAACACAGCAGATACACAGCCGTCAGCAGTGCAACGCCGACGTAGAACTTCATCTCCACACCGCCCTCCCTTTGTCGTTAATCGTCATCCACTGCGACCAGCACGCCTTCGACGCCTTCCAATGCTTCCACCCTGCGCCATCGTCCCACAATCGCAGGAACGCTGCGTACTGCGTCGCTGGTGCGTCGGTGTCTGCGTGCGTCCGCCCTTCGAGCCACTCATACGTGGCGTCGTTGAACTGGAACAACCCTCCGTCATTCGTTGCGCTCCGTGCGTGCCTGCTGTACGTTCCGTAATTCAAACCATCGCCGCTCTCGCACGCCACAATCGCCGCCGCCTCTCGGGTCACTGCGAAGGGAACAACCTTGCAGTCACTGCCATTGCACAATAGGTAATAAAACAGAATTATGGCTCCCATCGTCGCGCTCCCATCGTTAAAGCAGACCCTTCCAATAATGACTGAACGAACCCACCGCAAGTGCAGCAAAAGACAATACAAAACCAATTGCAAAACCTAGTAAAAAATCGAATATAACTGTATTCATCGTTGTTTCTTTCGATTTACTATTAATATGCCGACTATCAAAGCAAAAAAAGCCGTCATGTATCCCATGCCAAAACCAGACAAAAATGCGAGTGAAATACTTACGGCTCCCATCGTTTACGCTCCAATACCATGCCGACCGTCATCGTAATGATGGCCACTACGAAACCAACTACACATCCTGCGATGAATTCGAACATTGTATTTCCTCTGCTAAACATTGCAACTCGTCGACAATCGCCGCCATGATTTCGTCAATCGTTGCGGTCATCTCCCGACCGCGACACACTACCTCGTCGTGTCCCTCGTCGGCCCGCTCCCGCACCAACATCCACCGCCCGCTTTCTCCGACGTCCACGCGGTACCAGTGCCGCCCAATCAATCGCCGAAATATCGTACGCATCGCGAAGCACCTCCATCACGTGTCGAACATCGTCGACACTGCG